CGATTCACCAGAAGAAATTGTAGGATAAACAGAAGTGAAAAATTGTTCTGCTATGTTTTGTGGAACGTGAGCAAACTCATCAAGAAAAATGATATTAAATGAACTACCTCGAACAGCAGAACTAGAAGTTGCTGAGGCAATAACTTTAGACCCATTCTCTATTTCAATATTACCTTTGTTCCATACAACTGCGCCTTGTTGTAACCACTTAGGTAGATGTTCGTATGCAAGTTGTAATCTAGATAGGAGTTCTCTTGCTGTTGCACCCTTGTTGGCAAGAATAGCAACGTTAACACTTTCATTGAACAGAATATAATGAAGAAGGAAGGAAATAATTGTAGTTGATTTTCCTGTTTGTCGAGGTAATTTACAGATTACAAAACGATTATCATTAAATTTTCTAACCATATCTCTTTGATAATCATACATCTTAAATTTCACTAGACCTTTGTCTAAATGTACAATTTGAACATAATTTTCTATGAAATATTCAGGAGACTCTTTGCACTTCATGTATTCTTTGAGGGTGGTCTTCGTCCAATCTATTTTCTGACCAACGTTTTTTAAATTCGGGTTCCCGAGGTAATTTTCAGATGCCATTACGTGGCTCCTCTTCAACTTTGTGCATTTTCAACATTTTTTGTAATTCAGCTGTACTCCCCACAAACACTGCATTATTTACCAATGACGTAGTTCCACCCTTTTCTATTTTCAATTCCTTCTTGGTCTTATGTAGACCCATCATTTCCTTGTTTGCATCTAACCCTGCTTTGATTAGCTGTCCTACAACTTCAAATGCACGAGGAGATTCCGATTGTTTAGCTATCTCTAACATTTCTTCTACGGCATCTTGATTTCTCTCAATGAGGTTGTAGTAATTTTCTCTCGCATACTCATAATCCGTATCTTCATCCTTACCATCAGTTTTTGGTTTGATTCTTTGGTCAGGTACAGGCTTTAATTCTGAGGTGGGAACAAGACTTGTAATCTCAAGAATTTCGTCTATTCTTTGGTCTATTATGTTTTCCATTTTTTCCTATCATTATAAATTAACATCCAATCCAGTTGTTGGATTATTATCTATAGTATCATCAAAATATTCAACTGTTTGTGAATATCCAAAATCATCACTTGCTATAACATCAGCTGCTCCAGGAGTAGTTGTTATTCGTGTTTTAATTCCTGCCATTGATGAATCATAACTGTCTTCACTAAGTATTTTCATTACACCAGTATCATTTGGGGAACCTGCGTCAGCATCCAAAATTAAATGATTTATTGAAAAATCTGTACTATTTTCTAAAATAATATATTCTGTTTCTCCGACTTCTGCAGGAGTACGTAGATGTACTATAACCGTTTTAACAACTGACCCAGATTTAACATCTGGATAAATAAACCCCTTCAATGTAAAATTTAAGCTCCATATTATTTCTCTTCTTACAGTTAAATCACCTTCATAAGAATCCTCAATAGAAACATCATTTAATATTATTGTAATATCAGGTTTAATATTCATGGAAGGAACCAAGTTCACACTAACTGTAAACTCCGGTGTAAAAAATGGGATGATTTGCTCAAAAATCTGCGCGCCATCTTCTGAATTATCTACCATTGCAGACAACTCAAACTCAAAATTATAAGGTACAGGATTATACTGCTTTAATAGTGTAGTAGAAGAGGTTGCATTATTTGCTGCATAAGTTTGACCCAACGTATTTAATTTTCTAAGTGGGTCATATAGAATAGAAGTTAATCCAAATCCCATTCTCGGTAAACTCGTTCCAATACTTTCATCTGTCTTGGAACCCCTTCTTACACGTAATAGCATCTTATCTTTAGCTTCATACGCGATAGGAACTTTAATTTGTTGAATTATTACATCTGAGGAGTTTTTCCTTTGAATATTAATATCATTAAAGAGAGTTCCAAAAACTGCAACATATTTTCTAATAGTTTCATGGTAATAAGTAGTTCCTAACATTATAAGCTCCCAAACGGATTACCTTCAGTGAAATCAATAATAGAATCGGCTTCTTGTTCTATTGCTAAATTATCACCAACGAAAGCTGAAGTAGAATCTTGGGCATCTAATGCAGTAACGGAATAGCTTACTCCCGAACTGTTACCAATAATATTAGAAGTTCCTGAAAAATTACCTGTCATATTAATAAGATTTAATATTTTAGTTGTAGCATTCCAACTAGCAACTTCTCCTTGTACAGTTGCCTCCGCCAAAGAACTTCCTTGATATACAATTTCTTCTACAGTATAGTTCCCACTTCCAACATTCATAGTAAAATTTAAAGAGTAGGCTTGTAGTCGTTCAATTTTATCAATATCATCTACACCAGTATTCAGTTTTTGATTTGAATAAGTAAACATTTCACATAAGAGATCGAAAACTTGTAGTCCACCAGTTTGATAAAATATCGATTCATCCTCTACGAACAGTACTTGAAACAGGGCATTAGTCATAGGAAAATATATTAAATCTCCCTCTTTTGGAGCAGTATCTCTACCGTCACCAGTTAATCCCAATTCAGCCCATCTACGTCTCGCTACTGTAAAGGTTATTTGATCTTTTATTTGTAATCCAAATTTAGATATAAAATCACCCTCACCTTCAAAACCATCAATAGTTTTGATATACATTTCAATTGTATGGGCACTATTATATTGAGAAAGTCCATCTTCACCCATTAATATGTCTTCATCGACTATAGTTCTTGGACAATAGGATACATCAATACCATGAGTTTTGATGGATTCAATCATTAAGTTTTCTATCAATCGTTGATCGGCGGTATTTTTTCCATAATGATTGAAATAGGGGTTAGTTGCCATGTAGAGTTATCCCATCATATGATTTACAGGTAGTTCATAGCGTAATTGCATTTGTTCTTCTATTACTTGTATTTCACCAACTGCATCATCATACATTTGTCGCCCATTAAGAGAAATTCCCCCAGGTAGTTGTAATCCTTCATATTTAATTAAATTTTGACCCCATTGTTTCTTTATCAATAATGTAGCATATTGTTTAAGAAACATATCACCCCAAATATCAGAATATGTAGCGGGATCAAGAATTTTATCACATTCAACAATCACCCAAGCATCGACATCTACATCTACTCCCCACGAAACATCAAGATGTAATTTATCTGCGTGTCGATTATATCTAAATAAAATCGCACCTGTAAACATTTCATTAATTAATGACATGTGTTGTTGGTTCAGTTTATGTGTTACTAGATCCATACCCCCCAAATTACCTTGAACTTGACTCAAAGCAAATTGATATTTAACTGACCACATAGAAGAATTAGATACATCATCTGAAAAAGACATTACTCTTCTTACCCCAATAATAGCTTCGGCAATTGCAATATATTTGTTATCATAATCACCTATAACAACTGGTGTAGAGCTGTGGGTTGTTGCAGTAGCACTAGAATTTTCTCCTGTGAGAGTTTCACTTGTTGAAAACGTAGTAGTAGTATTACTGAAATACGTATTCCCATCACCACCATATTTAACTTCTGGGTCTTTAAATCTCAATGTTGTATTAGCACTATGATACTCATGTACTTTTGCTCTAACACCACTCGTTCCACCAGTGATATATTCACCAGCTGTAAAAGTACCAGTGGGAGCAGATGCTAATTTAACAGTAGAAGCGGATACTTGGTGTTTAAGATAAACATTTTCTGTAGCATCATAATGATATTCTTGATAAAACTGAAAAGCATCGTCTATACAATCTTCCACTTGATCATCATCTAGATTCAGGTCTACTACCGGCCATCCAAGTTTTCGTTTACAATAATCTTTAAAAGTTGCTTTAGTAGTTGGCTGTGCCATTATTTTGTTGCCTCCGGCGAAACTGTGATAAGACCTTCTACTACTCGTTCTATATCTCCACCTGATTGTGTATATTCAATATCATATACATAATTCCCGGCTGGAATAGCTGAAGTTTGGGTAGAGGTCATGGAGATTGTTACATTAGATCCCGCAATTCCTGCAGTGAAACTATATATATTATTTGCTGAATGATATGATTGTCGCATTTTAGCAGTAGCAGTACCAGATGAAATAGCTACATTTACTGATGCTGAATCTTTAGCGACAACAACTTTGGAAAAAGTGCAGCCTTGATCTAACACAAAATTAAGAGTTTGTTTTTGGAGGGTTAACGCCACAATATTCTCCTTGTAATAGTTTAGTTGGTATTTCTATAAC